GTTTAGAGATAACCATGTATTACTTAACCACTCTGGCAAATTCCTCATAGTAGACCACATCTTATCTTCCATGAAGATTCGTTGAAACTCCATTTTGTTTAGAGTCGGTATTGGTTCATTTAAAATACCTCGTATCACTGTCGAACATTGTGCTGGAATATCTAACAATTTGATGTTCATTAGCCGATAATTCTTATCAATGGTATCGAAATTAGCCAGTATCTTATCGTAATTGCGAGTTTCATTCAATAGAATTTTGCTTTTACATTTATCTTGCATCATTTCCAAGGTAAATTCTTCAGACGATGCTAACTCTGGCAATGCTTTAAGAATTGTTTTTGGACCAAATCCATCAATGCCGGGAATGTTGTCTGACTTATCACCAGTAAATGTTCGGTATACTACATAATTTGCAGGATGAACTCCAAATTCTTCCAATATGGTTTCCGTGGAATACATTTTCTTCTTAATAGGAGACCATACTTGTATAGTATCATCGATAAGTTGATAGAAGTCACGATCCGTAGAAACAATGGTTATTTTTTTGCTAATATCCTGATACATTTGTGCGATATAAGCAATCGTATCATCCGCTTCTATACCATCAATTGAAATGAATGTTACTGGCAAATTATCTAAATAAGAAACAAGCCGAGAAAATTGCCATCGCATTGCTTCTTGTTCATCTTCAATTGTTGCAAATTGTTGATGATCGTGCCTACGAAGTCTGGTTTTATTGGCACGGTTACCTTTGTAATCGCCGTAAATCTTTTTGCGACGTGCAGATCCTCCTCTGCCATCAAATACAATCACACAACGACTAGGTTTGAAATCCCTTACTGCTTTTCCTACAGAATATAGGAATCCAGTTATCCCACCAATGTGCTCCCCATCTTCGTTGGTTGACGGGGTGGCACCAAAGGCACGGATAAATGTATTAAGCTAAAGGCCGTCAAACACCATGATATGATCATTCACATCGGTGTTGACGGCACGTTCCTCTTTTAATTTGTTAAACAATTCTTGATATTTATTCATAACTTATTTATTTCTACATTTTTCAAAATGCCATTGTGACATTCCATTACTACCACCAGATTTTCCACAATATGGACATGTAACTATATTTCTTTTTTTACCGCGTTGCCCATCTGATATCTTTTTTCGATCTTCTAAACTTCTCGTAGTACCTTTCCATCGAGCACTTAATTTTTGTTTAGTTTCTTCCGAATGCTTAATAGGAATTCTAGTTTTTCTAGTTTTTGCAGCTTTGCTAAGAGCTTTCTTATGTTCATCTGTTAATGATTTGCCTTTTTGCTGTTTACTAGATACTTCACTAAATAATTGCTTTACTCGTTCGTATTCTCTATTAGATATATGATATTCTCTTTTATATTTAGAATTCGAAACGGTTCTGGACATCATCCAATATGCATAAACTAGTTTAGATTCAGTCGGATACATTTCACATAACAATTTATGCACTATAAAATGTTCACGAGCCGTTAAGTCTACTAAGTTTTCAGTTTCATTAGTTCCACCTAAACACCGCGGAATAACATGATGCCGTTCTCGATATCCTTGCAACGTTCTAGAACGAGCTCTATTGATTATAGCATCATGTATTCTTTGGTAATTCATAACTTGTTACGCTTCTTCGTCTATAACTGATTCATCGATAATTACATCGTCAATACCACCGTCAATTCCTGCTTGGTATTTGAATATGTAAGCATCGCAAAGTCTTCGATACAATCGTTCTTTAATTTCCGGATCGCTGATTACTTTTTCCACGAAATTTTTGCTTTGGAATTTAACTTCTCCAAATACTTCTCCAGTTTCATAATCTATGTCTTGCAACGTGTAATGTGCACCCGATTGCGAAACTAAATCAAATTTCTTCATGATTTCCAACCAACCACCGTAATTGTCAATACCACTATCATAGTAGATATCGTAATTCACTTTGCGGTGGGGCGGACCCATACGATTTTTCACAACCTGAACTTCGGTTTTACTTCCTACCACTTGTTCAACGCCTTCAATTTTAGCTTTGATCATTCCGGTATTTTTCAAACGAAGACGTACTGATGCGTGAAATGGAATTGCTTTACCACCTGAGGTAGTCCATGCATCTCCAAATGATACACCCATTTTAGTACGAAGCTGGTTTGTGAAAATCAAGCAAATTCTTTCACGTGCGATCCAATTGGTAACTTTACGCATTGCTTTTGATAAGATGATTGATTTGCTTGTCGCATAACCATCTTTGTCATATTCTGCAGCCATTTCAATTTTAGTGGACGCACCCATTATCGAATCCACAATAATTGTAACCAATCGATCTTTGTCTGATTTGCGTACTTGTTCAACTATAGTTTCAATAGTTTCAAAAATTTCTTCTACCGTCTCTAATGGGACATACAACATGGATTTCAAATCAATACCAATTGCCGACATAAATTCAGCACTCGATGCCGCTTCTGTATCAATGTATACTGCCAATCCACCTTTCTTTTGTGTTTCAGCCGCTACATGTGATACTAACAATGATTTACCAGATGCTTCAAGACCCGTTACTTCAGTAATCCGACCCACAGGAAAGCCTCCATGGGGTCGGTTTGAAACTGCTAAGTCGAGCATATCGCAACCAGTTGATATCCATTCAGATACGTTGCTTGGAGAATCAGCATCGCCTTCTAAAAAGAAAGCGGTTTTCAACGCTTGCCCTTTGAATTGCTTGTTAATGCTATCCGCAAGGGTATTCGCTAAACTGTCTGCCAGTTCTAGTTTACTTTTGCTCTTTGCCATGATTTACTCCTTAATTGAATAAATCATTAAATGCTGATGCAACATCGTCTACTTTAGGAGCAGGTGCTGATTTTTTTGCTGGAGCTGGACTTTGTGCTTCATCTTCATCTTCATCATCTGATGTTGATGCAGTGTTTGCTGGAGCTGCTACGTCCGCATCTGCCGTTTCTGGATTCATCCATTCTTGCAATGCTTGTTCCAACTCATCATATGAAGGCTCAGGAAACAAATCAGTAATTTCTGGTTGATTCATGATTTTTTCAGCAATTGCTTTATCGTCAGTTGCTGGTTGTGTGTTAGGTTTAACACGAATTGATGTTTTTGGATAATTCGCTCCTTCTGCTGGAGTAAATTCTACATCAATATCACGTCCATTCATTAGATCTGTAATGTCACCGTAATCTGGATCTGAAATAATTGAAAGCAATTCAGTGTAAATTTGCTTTCCGAATCCCCAAAACTTAACTCCTTCGGCTTCTTTACCACGAATGATAACAGGAACATAAGTTCTCATTTTAGGTTCGATTTTACGACCCATCAACCATTCATCTTTGTCGCCGGTTTTCTTAAGTTTGTCTGCGAATTCTACGATTGGATCTGCGTTGCCAAAAGTAATTGGAGATAACATTGATCTTTTACCAATGTCGTAATGAAAATACAATTCCAAGAACGGATTGTCTTTTCTGTGTACGTAAGGTACAATTCTAATACGTGTCTTACCTGCTTCAGGTTTCCACAAATTTTGTTTTTTGTCATCAGCTTTGTTCAACTGATTCAGTTTCGCTTTAATTGCATCGAGATTCAACGCCATAATTTTCCTTTTGTTAAATTGTTAATAAAAAATAATTAATAATAATATAATTGATTTACCGGTTAAATCCAAATTTAATTTTGATTCTTTTTATTCAATCTGTTTTGTTCTAAACTTTTTCGAATTTTTTCTTTAGTTAATTCAGAATGTGGTTTGCGTTTTTTTCCTAAATGAGCTAATCGTTTCTTTTCTCGAGTTTCATCAGAATCTTTAATAATACCCGTAACACCGTTATTCCAAGCAGGTTTACCTTTAAGTGATTTTGACATATTTTTGATATGTTGGTCTGACTTAGATTTACCCTTAAGTGCCGTTGATATTTTTTGTTTTGTTTCTGTAGAATGTGGTAAATGTTCTCGATTACGTTGTGTTTCTCGTATAATATCAATTACAGATAAACGTATTAATTCATATTCGCGATTTGAAATTTTATATGTTCTTTGATTTTTTTTAGATTTATATACAACCATTGCCCAAAACGCAAGTTGTATACCTTTTATATTAGGATGAATTTTACAAAGAAGTTTGTGTGCTATAAAATGTTCTCGAGCTGTTAAATCAACTAAATTATCTATATTATCAGTGCCGCCTATACATTTAGGAACAATGTGATGACGTTCTTTATAATCTGTTAATATTCTCGTTCGAGCTCTATCAATTAATTGATTGTAAATTTGTTCATAATTCATGTAATTAGTTTCCTTAGTTAATTAATTATAAGATATATAATTAAATCGTTAAATCCAAGTTATTTGTTAATTATGTTGATTTTTTATTTCAAATTAATGTTGTAGTATCGTGCCATGATAGATTTAATGTAGCTTGGATTAACTTTAGAATCCGTATCCATTTGTATCATGTATGCAATTCCTGCAGCAGTAACTGATTGTTTTGTATCTTCAAGATAGTTTGTATAAATGTAATCTGCAAATCTTTTATCCGATCCAACATCTTCGGTACTATCCGTATATCCATCGTTATTTGTATCACTATCTGGATTGATTAAATTACCATTTCTAGGATCACGATTAGCTCCTGAATCAAATCCTAATTTGTTTTCCAAATCTTCTAAGTTTTGTTCTGAAAGATTCTTTGTTCCGAATCGCATCATATTTTCTGCTAAAATGTTTTTCTTCATAGTCTTATTCTATTATATAATATAAATATGTTAATTCAAAGTAAATCGTTAAGTTTTTTTTTTTGTTTATTTTTGTTATTTAATGTATATCCAAAACTTCTCATCATTAAATATGTCGTCTTCTAGTTCGGGGTATTTATCTGCTATCTTGCGTTCCATCGTTTGGAATTTGGAATATATCATTGTTGCTTTGTTAGCAAACTCAGGATCTTTAAGAACTGATCTTACTGCTGTTGGAAAGAAGTTTAATCCTCCTTGATTAAATATGTCAGCTTCAAGCCCCATTAAATGCGGGTGTACCATTTCAAATCGTAAGTCTGAAGCATCGAGGCCCATAATGCGCTCACTCAACTTAACTGCTAACTTTTTTACAAAGCTGTTATACCATGTTGGGAATGGGATAGTAGCATTAGATCTTTCTGTAGAATCTGGATATCCGTTATTGTTTTGATCCATATCTTCTAGTAATGTTTTCAATCGTATCATAATTATGTCCTATATAAATAAATATCAGTTCCAAGAAATCTTCTTGAAGAATAACAAGTCAATAACCCGGAATCCAGCATCATCCGTTAAGATGAATGAATTCTGATACTGCGTCCAATCTAGTTGGTATGTTTTATCCAATACGCCATTGTTAACGGCACGTATTACTTCGTTAAGTGCATTAACCGTATACAAGGTATTTGTTTCTTTCTTGCGGTGTATGCTTATTGTGTTTTGTCCTCTACGTGTGGTTTCGTTGGCATTGTATGTGCAATACAAATTATCAGCAACATCTGCGTTGCTAAATACAAATATTCTACGTTCTGGTATCATATAGTTTGTTTGTATATATTCCGTTACTATGTTTATGTCTGATCTATGTGCAAATGTGCAAAGTAGTTGTGTTCTCACCATTCATTTTCCTCGTTTATTTCTTCATCGACTGCATCAACTTCCTCTGCGCCGATTGCCTTTTCAATTATTCTTATTCTACCCGCATCACATACTACATAACGAAAATCATTTGTAATTCGTACTTTGTCTTTTCTGAAAACGATGAATTGTAAATCAGTGCTTATAATCGTATTAACAACCTCTTGCAAATCCGTATCTAGTGCTTCTGGATTTCTTACGTATTTTAAACGTCGAAATTCTGAATTGATGTATGTTATATCTTGGCTACCATCTTCAATTGGTTTTATTACGATGTTACCATTTGGTGTTTTTGTTAATGGTTCAATTGACATTTCTACAGGCGTAGCATTTGGTCCTCGTAAAATAACATTAGTATATCCTTGTATATCGGAATTCAATGCATTAGCTTCGCGATAAAATTGCATCAAATAATTTTTATCTTGCATATTCAAGTTACCTGCCAAGATAAATGAACGGCGGTCATCTAAATATGCAATTGCTTTTAACAATGATTCATTGAAATATTTATGAAAATCAAATTTCGGATTTTCTACAGTACCTCGTAATTGATCTATGCGTTTCAATGTAGTTACTATTTCATCCCAAAATTTGAATCTAGTAACACTACCTTTAGTTCCTAAACGTATTGACGCCCCAACTCTAAAACCGGAATAATCTTTGATTTCGTACGCACGACCGTTTGCAGTCATATCAAAAGATGTTCCACCTCCATTTATTTTTGCCCCATCAAACAATACAGCTAATAAAATTTCACCTTTACCTATTCCTTTTGGTTCAAGTCTAAACAATTCTTGGGTAAAACCATGTTTGTAATTTATTTGATTCAATGCCGCTTCGCTGATTTCATTTTGCGAATACAACATAGTAGCAAATAATTTACATTGTTCTGCTGATAATCTATTTAAAAATTGTAACGTTGCAGCATCGGCTTCAGTAGGCAACATTTTTAAAAATGATTGAAATTGTTCAATTTTACCGGCAGCGGATAACGTATCTATTAAAACGTTATTTTCTACGGAATCAATTTGAATTGATTCTGTTATAGTTTGTGGTGCATTGCCTTTAGCATGTTCTACAATTTGCCGAGCTTTTGTATGTGATATGTTGGCTACTTCTAAAAGAACATCGTACAATGTTTCATAGTCACTTGGTTCCGTAGGATATCCTTTTGGGAGTCGGTATTGCCATTCAGTAAGTATTGCGTTGATATTCATAACGAAATAGAGTCCATTTTACTATAAATATCGCCAACTGACGTTTTTACCGGAAAATTACCAGCTTCTAACACTGATTTAATTTGCGGTAACAAAGTTTTAGCTTCTGCCAATGGGACATCAAATAAAATAGAATCGTACGTATAAAGTATCATGCACGTTTCATGGGTGGATAACAATTCTGCTACCCGTTGAAGTTTTTGAACTGACACTTCTGTTTCTGTAGCCTGCAAATAATAATTGAACAATTTATTTGCTGTCATGTTCTTAATGGAATCAGATGCAATGCGTCGTTGCAATATGGGAGTTTTCACCGCACCTTTTGCTTTCCATGTTCTCCATAAATCGTATATGAAATCATTTACTTGCTGAAAAAATGGAATTGACAAAAATTCTCGATCAATGCCACCGTACAACAATCGAAATGTTATTTGTTTGCTTTGTTCGTATTGTTCTGTGGTTAGGGTATCTGTGTCAAAATAAAACTTACCAAAATATTCATGCACCGAACCTGTTGGCAATGCGTATCCAATTAAACGTGCGATTAATCTAACATGATATGCATCGAAATCCATTTCTACAAGTGCACCTGCATCAAATCTACTTTGAAATGCAGAACGAGTTCCATCTTCCTTGTTCATTGCCGCAAAATTGAATCCGCGAAATGCGTTGCTGGGACGTCCTGTGGTTGTATGATAATGATATTGCGAATAAACTCGGCCTTCTCGTATCAGTTCCGGCATTCGGAATGTTTCATTGACTGCTAATCCGTTGCTTTCAATATCCGCAAATACTTTGGGATACGTTTCATTGAATTGCAAATACGATGCGTTTAATTTTGCGTTCACGCACATGGGCCACGCATATTTCCGGATCTTCTGGCACATAGCCAAATGTTGCATTAATGGAATAACTGCATTTACATTGGGCAGTGCCGTATGTCTTCTCCAATAAAATTGATGTGCAGCCGTAAAATAATGTGATTCATCATACGATTCTCCGTACGTATACCACCACAAAGTCTTAACATCCCATACGGCGGCATTTCCTCCCAATTGAAGCCATTGCTTCTTATCATATACAAAGATGTCAGCAAGTTCGAGAAAGCGTTGTACATGTTGTGAAAAGCTGCGTATTTGTTCAGTGTGGTTGATAGGGACGATGCGTTCTACTTCATCTTCAGTATATACGTATATACAAGTTATGCGATTAACCTCAACATGAAGTTGCGCATCTGCTAATACGGGTACTAACAGAGTTTTACGAC